GCGGATTCCAAACATTTGTTTTGCACGCGCCTTTATAATTCATCATCTGTGTTTTATCAAGCGGTGCGTAATCAGCGACATCATAATCAACAGCCATAAATAAATTGCCAGCTAAGGTTGTAGCGCAAGACGGTTCATAATGGAAAACACATTTTTTAAACGTGAAACCTTCATAACGCTTCGCTATTGAAGACAACCAAGGAAAGCAGACAGGATTACCGGGGTTGATAGCATATGTAGTCAACTGGAAAGAAGTGTTGGTTGGAACTATATCTGAGAGATACTCACGATGAGTTATCACAGTTTGTTTCTTTCCAACTCGAGCGGCAGGCATGCGAACCATGCTACCTTTAGCAACAGGAGCTCGAATTGTTTTGACTTGATTATTTTGTTTTCCATAACCAAGTTTATTTTTCGCATATTTTCGGATCGCTTTCGTTCCGGCACGTGTAAAAACTTCAGGAACACCAGTTGCGTTAGAAATGACTTTCGCAACGGACCTTTCAGCAAATTTCACAGCCTTCTTGAGAGGACTTTTGGGTCTTTTACCTTTATCTCCTTGACGATTCATCTCAAAATTTTTCCACGGCATCGAACTTATATAATCCGTGTTTTCAAGTCTAAGATAGATACGTAGGATAGCTAGGTCAGAAACCAAAACGCTCATGAGAGCGCCTGTCGATTGATTTGCGAATCGATGCAAACTATTCTGTTTAACAAACCATTCAACGGTTAAACGCCGAACAGATTCAAAATATGGTGTAGCAAACAGAAGAATGCACAAAGAAACATACTTAGAAAACTCGTCGACTTTTGTTCTCTTACTCTTAATGAAGAGAAAAGAGGACAAGAGTTTTTCGGTCTTATATGTATAAAGAAAATATTTATAATTACCAATTGTTTTGTATGCCGGTGAGCAAGACAAATATGTACATAACAATATTGGTTTAGGTTCTAAGGAGTCAGTTTCAAGATACATACCTTGAGAAAGGAATGTTTTGGACACACGAGAAACAGAGAAAAATGCCTCAGGAGAAGCATCATCCCATATATTATCATCACCATTAACATAGAACAAGATACGTTCAGAAAATTGCTCAAAAGTCATACCACAACGAATTGCGTGAAGACAAAAAAGAGCGGAATTCATAAACGAATTATCATGACCAGTATTGGTTTGACCAGATTTTTGCGTCCATAAAGAAATTACATGACCAAGAACGTTGACATAACCCATGTAACAAGCATCATAATAACGATCGATACCACTGTGATGTTCTTTTGGGAGATACTTTTTGCGAAGATCTCTAACCAATTGAGCACACCACATAGGTACACGAGCGTCCCATTGTTGAACATCAGTATCATTGGTGCGGCCTCCATGTTGTTGTAATCGTTTAAACAAGAGGCTCATTTGAGCGCCAGGATTCTGAATACCGATTGTTATAGGGTGTTCAAGAACAGTATCAATGAGAGATTGGTTTTGGTTTTGGAAATAAAAATTACCCACAGCAATCATCTGAATGGGTGCGGGCGTGAACAAACGAGGTTCCTTATTTCTTTTCCGTAGCTCACCTTTAAGGGTTGATCCAAAAATTGGAGTTACGCTTTCGAAATCAGTTTTAAGGAATTGAAAAATCTCGTCGTAATTCATATTACCAACAGTTGACAAATGGCCAATAACATCGCCCTTATTAGGACCATATTTGCCATTCCAAGGGAAACCGCAAGATTTATCCATCTGCATATTCTCTATAGCCTCACTAGGGAGACAAACAGAAGTTGTGCAAAGATAGGATCCATAAAGACGATCAACCCATTGAGAAACAACATCATACTCATCAATAGAAACAGAAACATGATCATGAACGCATTTAGAAAGACCGATGAGATAGGCCTCACGGTCCATGCGAACAGGCACATACTCACCAGAAATATTATCAAAATCAAAATCATCATTATCAAAAGAAAAAGAAGAATTTACATAATCTGTTGTTGGGGGTGGTGCGCAGCCAATAAAAACTTTATCCACATTTAAAGAAGTTAAAAGTGGATCCCCATAAAGTTTTTGGCTTCGAACAAGATCGGGGTTAATTACCAGGGGCAATTGCTGGATCCCTTGACCCAGCGCCCACTTGGCGAAAAAACTCAAGTGCTTGTTTGTTCAATGCTTCAAAAGCATTCCTGCCGTTTGACATACCGTAACAATGGAACCCAACAACTTTGTTGTTGGATATGACAGGAGTAGAACAAGCACCAGGTATCGTATCACAAGTATACACAAATATAGACTGATCATCCGTAATTGTGTGTCCTATAAGGGACGAAGCAACAACCACTTGTGAATCAGACGCATCTCTGTAATAACGAATGAAACAACGATCACCGGTCTTGGGAGTTGATAATTGCTTGAATGTAAGAGACTTGACACCAATAACTGTAAAAGGAATGAAAGCTTTTTCAGAATCCTCAGACATGGTTACAAGCTTATATTCAGGAATAGAAATAAAATCAGCACGATTTGGAATACGGTAATATTTTGCACGACTCAATATATGTTTCATGACAATAATACCATTTCCAAAAACAACTCCATGCATCAACCACTTCTTTGAACCATCATACAAAAGAACAACAGAGGAATCAGCAACATCCAACGAAGAAGTACCATCACCAGCTGCCTCTTTAACTATTAAAGGAACAACGTCCTTATTAGTAAGAGCCTCCAGCTTGCTTTTGACCATCCCACCAATTTTAACACTCTGTGACTTCAAATTCAAAGAAAATTCATCCTTTGGTTTTTTTCCAAACCATTGGTTCATAATTGAAAAATACCCAGTCGGGTATGATTCTTTTTGGGATTTAATCTTTGGTTGTAAGGGCACATCGCAACACTCTTCCTTTTTTGCTACCTCTTTATGAACTCCGTAAAAAGTTTCGGAGCCATCACAATCAGTAACAGAAACAACTTTGAGTGATTTAGGAGGATAAATGTGAGGTTTAGAAGTATCTTGTGCATTGGGATCGGACAATTTCACACCTTTTTTAGTACCTGCATCACAAACAGGAGTACCTGCCTCTTTCTCATCAGGGACAAGATATTTATGTTTCTTTCCGATGTAATTTGCAGGAACATCCTCTTTGCGAGATCTTGAAA